ATGTATTTAATCAGTGCTTCAGGTCCAAGAGTCTGTGCGATTGTACCGATGAATGTGGTAAGTGATTCACGATCTTGACCACGACCAAGTGCATTGATACCAGCGACAATCGTGGGGCTGACTAGATCTTTGGGGATCTTAGGCAGCTCTCCGCTACGCTGCAGCACCAGGAGTTTACGGTTCAGATAAGGAACCAGGAACTCATTAGTCAGCAGGGAGAAGAGACCACCGAGCTGTTGCTCTAGTTCGAGTTGAGTGAGTCGTACCTCTTCAGCTGTAGTCCGTTCAGATTGACGGACAGTAAGCACAAGGAATGCCTCAGCCAAACGTCGCTCAAGCTGCTGCATCATCGTCATGGCAGTCTGGAAGTCAGCAGTCTTACCCACTTGGATAACACCGATGTCTTCTGGGCGACCTTGAACGATCGCTCCGTTGCCTGCCTGCGCGATGGTAGCTGGCTTGGTAGTGCTTGAGGGTGACACTACAAAGACTACTTTAGCAGCCGCTGCAGAGCCTTCGACGATAGCTTGTGACAGTGCGTTAAGTGACTTCAGATCTCCGAGGAACTCCTCGCACCGACCGCGACCATAGCTCTCACCATCGACGGTGTTGAACCTCAGGACCAGCCAGGGGCTTGCATCCTTCGGAGCCTTACCATCACTACCAGGAACACGTTGGTCCATAGCCTCTTGATACCAGACCCAGCGGTTGTTATCAAGTTTGACGTGAGTGTAGATCTCTACCTCGTCTTTGTTAATCGTGCTACCAATTACATCATTGGTACTCTTTTTCTCTACCAAATTTTTTGGCAGAAGATGTTTGTTGATCAGTTCTTTGGTTACGATCTCAATTACGTTACCGTTGCCATCACGTTCTACAACAAAACGGTTCAGTGGGTAATGCTTGAGCCCGTCCTTGCCCATGTAGATCAAGGCGTTGCCGCCGACCACCAGATGCTTGAGCGCCTGGTGCACAACGACACGATCACTGGAAGCAGCAATCGAGTCCATCACCATACGTTCAATCTTAGCAAAGTTTAGATCCAACTCGGAGCGCATTTCAGCAGGCAGCTCAGTGCCCAGCTTGTCATCACGCAGCTGCAGTTTGAAGAACGTGGTTTGTGGAGGAAGCAGACTAAGCATCAGCTTAGCTGCCAACGTCACAACACCCTTAGCTCCAACTGCTTGCCAAGGTTGAATCAGTTGCTTGTAGGTAGGTCTGATCTCATCACGTTGGATGAGGTAAGGAAGGGTCAGCTCAGAACACTGAACTGCAATGTCTAGAAAATGTTGCCGGTCACTGGTTAGATCATCGTACCTGCTTTTAGCTTGCATTTATCTAGGTAGGTAAGTTAGTACCGCCAGTTGCGGATTGTCCAACATTGAGTGGGATACGCAGCTGGGAGATACCACGACGGGCACCCAGGCTGCTAGTCTTACGTGCTTTCTTGGGACGCACAGAGGCGCTACCAAGCATAGCATTAGAGCTTACCGGAGGTGGCGTGTAAGCAGTGGGTACAGGTTTGAGAGCTTCAGCCAACTCCCTGTTACGTTTTTCAGCGGCTTCCATTTCCTGCCGCATCCTGGTTTCTTCAATTCCAGCTTGCCGTTTAGCTGCTTCAGCTGCATGGTGAGCTTTCTTTTGTCCGCCGCACATAGTTAACCTCCTTTGCGATTCATCCGACGTGCAGTGCTAGGTGACATTTCAGATCTACGGACACGTAGAGCTTCATTCATTTGTTGTTGTGCAGGTGGTTCTGCAAATGCACCCATCAAACCGAAGTCTTTAATACGTGCAGCCATTTCTTGTTGATCTCGGCGTTTGCTGCCAAAACCACCTTTCATTTGTTCCCGAAATTGAGGGTGTTGCATCATACCTTTGCCGATGCCCATGGCAGTTCTCCATCAGAAAGTCTAGAAGCAATCCAGTCCACGACACTACGTTGACCTGAACGATACATGATCTGGTCTAGGTCTGTACCGGGTTGCGGGTTGGTAATTGGGAAGCGTTCTTCGAGTTCTTCTAGGAGACGCTCAACTGTCAGTACATTAAGCGTACTGAGGGAGGTTTTGATTTGCATGTTCAAAGAACGCTGGCATCCGTGCTCGCTTAGTTTCGACAAGCTCAGGAGCTTTGCCCTCATACATTAGACGATCGCTGGATTCCAGCCAAAATTTTTTGTTCAAATATTTATTAGGGTTGTTAGCCTTGAGCGGCTGCATCACCCAATTAATGGTTGCCTTGCGGAGCTTATCCAAAGAAGGGCTGTAATCGAGCCCAAGCTCACGACATACCAAGCTATTCGTAGCCACGTGGACTTGTTCATCTCGGCTAATATCAGCAGATACAGTCCTCAGCGCCGCATCTCCCGTAAAACGGAAAAAGGGTAGGAGGACAAAGAAAATCGCACGTTCGGCAACCAACGCCTTGAGGATCGTGTGATCCGGATGAGCAACCCAGGCGTCACGGAGGCGCTTGCCTTCTTCCTCAGCTTTCTCATCAACGCCCAGGGAGTTGGTAATATAACCCAGTGCAAGGTCGTGCTTAATTTCGTCTTGGACGTTGGACAGAAGGAGCGGCCTTGCCAGCTCTGGTACATCATGATTTAGAGCATCAGAGATAAAGTCGCCTACCGGCAGTTCCATGTGTCGGATAGCCAAGGCACGGTAGATTACCTCTTCCGCACCTTCGACCAGTTTACCAGCAGTTGTTTGGACAGGAGTCCAGGTTCTTTTTCGAGAGAGTAGTTTATCGTAAGGGTTCATTCGCCGCAATTACAATCAGGAGCAGGGTCGTTTAGAAGAGACTCCAGGTAATCATCGACCTCTGACTCATCCAATGCAGCGTATGCACTGGTCTTGTCTTGCGTGTCACCCATTACCTGAAGCGAATAATAAAGGGAGGTCTGGTCAGATGCCAGCCACTCTTCGATAAACGCTTCGTCATAGGTGATCACATCAGACCAACTATTGAAGCTATAACCGTGAAGAAGTCCCGTGCCGTCCAGCATCTTCATGATACCGTTAGCGACACTCATATATGCATCCCAGCCAACTTCCGATGCGATCTCAACTTGACCGTAATCGTAGCTCTGGACGCCAAACGTGCCGCTATCGCGGTCAACGTGACGGGCAATGGGAGGTGCAATTTCCGGCGTGGCAGTGTAGCCATCCGGGTCTTTGTAGCGGTAGCTGCACGAAGCAGTAGGTGCAATAGCGAAGGCACGATCCATGTTGTTGACACGTGCAACGCTTGCAGCTTGTGCAATACCACTCTTAAATTCAAGGGCAAGGGTGATGCCAGGGGTGAACTCAGTAATCGCGTTGCCACTGTTGACAACAGCAAGAGCTTCACCAAACTCTTTGTAACTTACGTTGTACCTTCGTAGGAGGTTGGCAAGTCCGAGCATCCCCAGTCCGACTTGTCGATCTGTCTCGGGTGGCAGGTACTCTCCAGACTCTCCAACACCTGTCCGGCCATGGAGACTGCACAGCTCGGACATACCCGCAAAGAAAGCCGGTGCGATGTCTTCGACGTTACAGGCAGCGAGATTGATATGCTGCAGCAGGCAAGTTCCTCGTGACGGCAGGTAAACCTCAAGGCAGACGTTACCACGGATTCGTTTTCCATATGCATCAACTTTAGTTTTGTTTAGCCAGATATCGCCCTGGCGGATGCCTTGGAGCAGAGCCCGGCGTGTATCATCTGTAGCCTCCGCCCACCAATAGTCGTTGATGTTGACACATCGCTTGACCCAGGGCAGTTCATGACGAGGAGCATTGATAAACTCCAACACGTCAGGGTGGCAGAGGTCAAGGTGGCACACAACAGCACCATTTTTATAATGTCCACCCCGTCGAAGAGTTTGGTTTAAGGTTGAGTAGATTTGTGCGAATGATACAGGTCCAGAAGCTGTAAGACCTTTTCCGTTTTCACTTCCTTTGGGTCGGAGCTTTGATAGATGGACTGCAACTCCTGCTCCAAATCGAAGGGCATGTGAGACGAATCTCCAAGAGGCTTCAATTCCATTTGGTCCTTCCATAGAATCCTCCACCACAAAGACAGTGCAGGAAACGGGAAGGCGGGAGGTGGGGTCGTCAATCCATGACTGTACGCGCCCAGTACGAGCGACGAGTTCTTTTGTAGCGGTGGTCATTATTAAACGAGATCAGTAAGGGTAGGGGGTTGATAGTTTGGTCCTTTAAGAACCTTGCCATCTTCACGGTAGATGGGTTTGCCGTCTGAACCTAGCTTAGTCATGTTGCTGTTGTGGACACGATCAAGTGCTTGATCAAGATCCCAACCAAGGTTCTCAGCATATTGGTAGCAGACATAAACAAGGTCTGCAAGTTCCTTCAGACAATCAGAAGAGTTGATCGTGAAATCCTTCAGCAACTGGTTTTCTGCATCCAGGAACTCTTTAAATTCTTCGACAATCAGAGTACGTTGCTTAGTCCGTGAAGCTGGATTCGTACTGTTCGTCACCTGGAAACCATGGCGAAACTCCTTGGCTTGACGACTGAGGAAGGATTTCATTTTCTAGTTCGTTTTGTAAGTAGTGGATAGCTTTGCGTAGATCAGCCACACGGTCTTCCTTGTAACCAGCACGGCAGACATACTTGATGGCATTGCCTAGATGAAAGCTCAGTCCTTGGTCTCGGATGAAATCCCAAACCTGGATAGAACCTCGTCGATAGTAGGTTGGTCCAGTGAGGTTGGTTTTGGCCAATTCTTTAAAAGGTTAGAGAGTGAGTTGGTGAGAACAAAATTCTGCTTCTGGAGAGCCATGAATACAGTAATGATGTCCTCTTTACGTGTCTCATCTTTGTTGAGAGCATCTTCTATTTGACGCAGCTTGAACTCTTGCTCAAGTGTGCAGTCAGTGACTGGCGGTGGGGGACCATAGCTTGACGGATTCGGTGTCGAAGTCATAATCGGTATGTTGAAGGATCTTTGCAAGTTGTGCATTTCTAAGAGCAGCAGATTCGTCAAGTCCCTTCGACTCAAATGCTTTAACGACCGATCTCCACGAGTAGCCGTTCTCTTCAAAGAAGGCTTCTGCGCGTTTGACCCCGAATCCAGGTACTCCGCTATATCCATCAGTTTGGTCACCAGCCAGCGTCTGAACGTAGTGCCAACGCTCACCTTCTTCTTTGGTGATGGTGACAACTCCATCAGAAAAATCATAAAGTTCTCCTGGTATTTGACGCATGTCTTTGTCTGGTGAGCAAATGATTTGCCCAGGGTGCAGAGTAGCATGGATACCCATAGCGTCGTCTGCTTCTAGCTCAGGCATCACAACAACGTTGTATTCTTCCTTGAGCTTGTTGATGACCCGTCGATATCCGCACGGTTTCTTGCGGTTTCGATGTCCTTTATATGCCGGATCAATTCGTTTACGGAAATTGATACTATCAGTAAAAAACAAAATAGAATCATCGAAGCATCCAAGATCATTTGCGACTTTGGATAGTTCTCTTTCGACCATTCTGTAAGCTTCGGAGAAGCGGGACTGGACGAGGATAACATCGTTTCCCCAGTCAATGTCCATTTCGCAAGCGGCGCAGGCTTTGTAGACGATGTAGTCGCAGTCAATTAGTGCACTCACTTACCCTGACCTCGCCTGAGCTTACGCCCGTGCGATGGCTTACTACGCTTACCGTTGCCTTGTCGGGTGTGTTTGTATTTGGCACGGGACTGAAACTCTTCACGTCCCAGTGCAGTTTTAGATTTTGTTGCCATGTACGGGTGTGGATAAGTAGTTTACAGCTTTGTGTAGTGCTTCCAGCGTGTCGCCCAAGCTGCCAAGCCCTTGATTACACCTACTACAAATCCATCCACGAAAGGTGTTTGTACTGTGGCAGTGGTCCAGGACAATACGTCTTTCTGTGCTTCCGCATATCTGACAGGCATCTGGTTTTGGTGGTGCATGTTTTTTGAGTTGATTGATTAGAGCTGTAGCCTCACGGATACACTTCTTACATCTATGGTCTAAGCGGTCTCCCTTGTTGCGGTTCCTAGAAAACTCTTCAACGTTCTTTTCCTTCTGACAGTAAGCACATCTTTTAGTGCACGTCTGCCCAGGTGTCTCCGACTTGGGCTTCGGCGGCGATTGGGATTCGCAAGTTGTAGTATTCTCCAGCAGCTGCAGCTGAGCGTACCAGGGATGTTCGTAAAGGTTCGATGTGCTGAGGGTCGCACTCGAATTGGATTTCGTCATGTACAAATGCTAGCTGCGAACAGCATAGCTCTTTAGTGTTTTCGTAATTGATTAGCAGCCAACGTTTAGCTAGTACTCCGGCTGATCCTTGGAGTAGGTAGTTAAGGGCTTTGTGGCTACCATCAACAGAGCAGCGGCGACTGTCACACAAGTTGATGAAACCAGATTCCGCCTTGGACTTAACCGCATCAACCAGTTTCTCAAGTCCTGGTACTGCATCCATGTAAGCTTGGCGGATCTCTTTGCCCTTCTTCTTTGCCTGCTGTTCAGTAAGTTGAGCATCGTAACTCTTTCCTAGTTTAGCATCCCCTGCCCCATAGAGGAAGGCGTAGGTAACTGTTTTGACAGCCCGCCTGGAGATACCAATTTTGTCGGCATTTTCTTGGTGAATGTCTCCGTGAAGGAGGACATCTGCGTAGCGACCGTCATCATAACGTGCAAGGTAGTGAGCGAGCATCCTAAGCTCAATACCGCTAAGGTCAGCGCCAACCATGACTTGGTTTGGGCTCGCTTTAAAGAGCTTTCTAAATTCTGCATCACTAGGTACTTGTGCGAGATTTGGTTTGCGATGTGCGCATCTAAAAGTGTTAGTTGCAACGGAACAGTGGTGATGGATTCGGTTATTCGTAACAAGCTTGAGCCAAGCGTTGTCGCCTTCCGAGATCATTCCAAGCATCTTCGTTATCGTCAGAATCCGCAGGAACATCAAAGCTGTTTCCGACCCAATATCTTTGAGAATCGGCTCGTCGATAATAGGTTTGCCAGTTGCAGTTAGCTGCGTTGGCTGCCAGTTGTGAAACGTTTTGAGAATCCATGCGATATGATCACGTGAAGAGGGATTGAGTTCTTTAAGGCGCGTGAA